TGATAGATTCAAGACCACAGAATTTTCGAGAAGTCCTGGATCTGGTGCATTTGCTACCACGCACACGCTCCCTGAGCACCTAAAGATCTACGGAGATCTCATCACGCCTCAAGGATTTAAGTTCTGTATAGAATGTAAAAAAGGTTACAACAACATAAGCCTATACAGCATCTATGATTACAAGTCCAAGCTATGGGAATTTATAGAGCAGTGTGAGAAAGATTCCGAAAGGTGTGGAAAGCTTCCTATGATAGTCTTTAAACAAGACAGACAACCTATATTAACTATAGTAAACAAAGATATACTAACAAATATAGATAAACATATAGAAATAAACAAAAACAATAAAATATATAAAGTATATTTATTTAAAGATTTGATTAAATGCTGGGATTCTATGTGGTTTGAGCAATAAGTTTCTCAATTAGAGTTTTTTGACCTGAAAGGAATGACAGAAAAAGATTTTCTTTAGTGGGTTCTTTAATGGGATTAATGTTTTCTCTAGCTCCCATATGTTCAAGCTCAGTTGCTATCACTCCTTGACCTCTCTCCATAGACAATGACATCACTTTTTTCTTCCCTGTCTTGAAATCACCAGATATTGAATAAGTATTACCTCCATCAGAGGATATAGATGCTTTACCCTGCATGATCATATTCATGATACCATATGTGGGAGCGTTTACTAACCCAACTCGCTGTTGGGAATCAGTATATCCTCTAACATCCTTAAGAGTTTCTTCAGAAGCAGCAGCCTCCAGGGAACTTCTGTAAGCCATATAAGCTAGCCCCTCGCCTTTAAGGTTACCATTCTTATCTTTATACTCTTTACTATTCATAACGCTTCTGATTTGTGCCTGTTCCATCTCTGCAATAATAGCCTTTACTGCTTTTTTCTCATCATCAGTAAGAGTACCACCTGAGTTGAGTTTAGAAATAGCACTTATTGCCAAATCTTTTCTCTCCTTAGCTTTCTTCTTATCAACTCCACTAGCTTTTAGTTTAGCCTTGTACCATTCGTTTACTGTTAAATGACCAGCATCAGGTTGGCTACCTTTGGGCTCTAAACCTCCTAAAGATTTAGTAATAGGAGCCATTCGCTGATTCACCTTCTTTTGAACAACACACGCAGCGTCTCTCACAGTTCTAGGGGTTCCATCTTTGTTTTTTCCTAATGAGTCTCTAAAAGCTTTAGTACTTTCGCCGCCATTATTCAAACAATTATCTAATCTTTCATCATGAAGCTTAACAAAATCTTTATCAGGATTATCTCCAGTTTCTTTATTTGCCCACTGATCCATTTTATCATCGCATAACTCTGACATCCTTTTGTTAGTCCCTTCCCCCATTTTAGTACGACCAGTACCAAGTTCTGTTAATGATTTTTGTTCGGTTCCAAATTCTACTTCATTTCCTGCCACTGTTCCCAAATTGTCTAGACCTACTCCATCTCCAGCACATGCAGCTTCATTTTCTAATTCTTTTTCTTCAGCCGTCATGGAGGTTTCTAATTCTTTTTTAAATCTATTGAAACTATTTAAGGTAACTCGTCTACAAATATCAGCTTTATTTCCCTTAGCTGTACCCTCTCCTCCGCATACCTCAGAATGTAGTATATCTAACTTGCGAGTCCACTGATTAAAACCTTTTGAAGATGCTAAGACAATAGCTAAGGCATGTCCTTTTTTAGAAGGATCATTAGCTACTAAAGTTACAATACCCCAAGCTCTGTCTGTATCAATACCTACTTCGTTAACTAAATAATCAACAACTTTTTGTGTTAACTCCGCATCCTCTCCATCTCCAATAGAAGCTATCATCTCCCCTGCTCTAGTATCTGTACCTATCTTCAACATTTGTTGAACCTCATCAGCCGTACCTTGCTTCATGGCATCATCCCATACTTCCCCTAATCTCTTCTCAAGATCTGTACAGTCTGAAGACTTCGTCTCGCCTTGTTGCTCGCCACACTGAACTTGATACTGTTGAACAAGATCATTAATAACTGTAAAATGTTCTAGTAATAGTCCTCTACGAGCCAGCAATTTACCAGTGGGGGCTTTAGGGATATCAATTGTTGCCACAGGACAGTCAGTAACATCTTCTGGTACAGGATCGGGACAATTTTCTTTATTAAATTCTTCAATTTCTTTGTTTAACTCTGCAACTAAACTTCTATAGATATCATTTTCCTCAGTAGCACGGGACCTATACTGTAAATACAGATCATTAAATAAAATTCCATGACCTCCTTCATCTACTTTTATATTGCTAACTAAATCAGTAAGTTCTTTAGGAGTTACAGATGTATCTCCCGCTCTAAGTTTGGCTAACGTTTGCATTGCTTTATTAGCAGTTTGAAGTGATGCGGATATTTTTTCAGGAGGAAGGTTAACAGAGGTTGCAACCATATCCGTAATTGATTTATCTTCTCCTGCTCCCCCTCTGACCCCAGTTGGAGCTTCTTCTCCAAGAAAGCTTTGGAGAATATTTCTAATCATCATTCTTGCTCTGTCTATTTTGCCTGTAGTAGGGTTATAGTTAGGTAAAAGAGGACTCCCTGTAACTACTCCTTGATCATCTACTTCCATTTGGAGAGGGCCATTAGGACTTAAAGTTTGATCTAAAGCTTCGGCATCTACTTGGGCTTGTTGTTGTTCAGGAGTAATAACGGGTTCTACAACTTGATTTGGATCTGTATCTGTATCTGTATCCTCTCCCGCACCCCTAAGTACCTTAATAATTTCATCGGCTTTTTCATTATCAGTTCTTAGCTGTGAACCAGCCCCCGCTGTAATCGTGATTGTAGTTCTCCCATACTGCCCTACCACTTCGCTTTGGTCTAGGTTTTTAGAATTCGTCCCCCAAAGTTTTACCTTATTTATTTCTAGAGTAGACTGGTCCTTACCTACACCTAAAGCTGGTTTAATTTCTCCCAACACATCCTCATCAGATTTTCCCTGAGGAGCTTCTTCTTCCTGCTCATTAATAGAAAGTTTAAACTTTCTCTTCTTCAGGAGTTCGTAACTTTCTAGTAAAGCGTAGTAGTAATTCATATAGACCTTATTATAGAAAAGCCCAGCCCAGATAAATCTAGGCTGGGCTTAGATACTTCAATTGTGTAATACTTTATTCCGACGTTGTTGTAGGTTGAGAAGTTTGTTCCATGAAATCATAACGGAAAGCGACTTCAATTGTATGAAATTCATTAGTAGAATAATTAAACTCAGCAGTTTTCCAACTCTTGGGGTAAATTCCATACACTTTAGTCTCCTGAAGAGGTTGACCTTGGGCGTCTAGTTGAAGGACACTAGCATAATTAGCTTTAAAAGTCTTCTTAGTTTCATTAAACTCGCCAGTCATAGGATTATAGATAGATCTAAACCATTCCCATAACTGGGCAGCAACCTTTGGATCATAAAGGTTGTCAAAGGTGACAGTTAGTTCTTCTGGGGATGCTTTACCTGGATAGAAGACCTTATCGTTAACACGATTAACTTCAATATCCTCAACGGTCATACCAACTGCTGTCACTTGCTTGGCTGCTAAGGTAAAGTTAGATGGAATTGATGGATCCGTGAGCACATTCTCTGGAAAAGCAAAATGAATTTCAAATTGATATGCGCGAATGGAATCCAGACCAACTGAAATTGTTGGTAATCCTGCGTTCCCTACATTTTTTCGGTTAGCATTTACATAAAAAGCTGTGTCTACCATTTATTTATCTCCTATAAAGTTCCTAACTGTGCTGATTGATTCGTAAGATTTAGCTCGAAGATAACAATTTCTGCTGTCTTTGTAGGCTTAATAAGAACTTTGCACCACATCTCATTTCGATCAATCCTTACTGGTGTATTTGTAGTTTCATTACAAACTACCTTAAACTCTGTGATCCCTCTTTTCCTTGCAATGTCATCGAGCATTGGGTTAAGAAGGGATTCTACTCGCGCCCATGTAAAGCTATCATTGGGCTCAAACACTAGACGTTGTGTAGAAGCAAGAATTTGTTTCTTAATATAGATCATCATTCTACGGATATTAATACGGTCTAGGGCTGTAGGCTGCCTTTGAGTAGTACGTTGTCCGTAAATCATAATACCATTTTGTGGGAAGTTTACAATTGGGTTTAGACAGTTACCACCAGAGTACATCGAATCACGATCACCTTGATTAAGAATAACTTCTACGTCTGTTGGCTTGGTCAAACGACCTCTAACAAAACCAGCAGGAGCAAACCATGGATAGGCAACATTATCTGTTACTGCCATTTGTCGTGCCCCATAAATCTCAGGAGCTAACCAGCGATCCTTGGCATCAAATACCTGGAACACCTTCAACCAAGGCCAGTATAGAGCAGCGTATGAACTATTGATAGCAGCGGTTCTAGTTACATCAAAACCATTGCTCCAATTAATAGCATCTCCTGGTGTACCCACTGCGTATGGAGGTGAAAGAAGAGCTAGGAAATCAGTAGTTCTCTCAGCAACCGTTACCAATCCATTCTGAATAGATTGATTATCACCAACACCTGGTCCAGGTGCTAGGGCAATTGAAATATTAAGAACTGGATCATCCAGAGCTTCGATACCTGTCTTACCCCCTGCACTACCTACTGCACCAATAATAGCTGTAGCAATATCTGTAGTATCAGCAGGAATACCATTGTTACCCCCTGCAAGATTGTAAGTACCTTGAACTAGCTTCACAAAACGAGGGTTGACATCTCCGTAGTAAGTACCTTCTCCTTGAGACCCAGTTACATCCCAACCAGTTCCTACCAAACTAGTGAGCTGCTTCTCATATGAAGTTAGGGCAGTTACACTTAGAGTATCATCATAAGTTCCTGATGCAAAGTTAGCTGTCACATACTCTGAAGTGCGACCTACATATGTGGTACCTATA